CAATGATCTGGGGATTTGTACGATTGATTTTGACAAGGGACGACGATCATTTCCATCTGGTCATTCCTCAAGTGCCACCGCGGTGTTTGTGTATTTGATCTTATCGATGAATGAGATTCGTGCAGTTTTGCGAAGCCAAAACAATGTTCCAGTTGTAATTGACAAGCTATTGTTTGCAGTGACACTTTTATCTGGGTTTGTATTTCTGTATGTTGGGTTCACTCGGATTCATGATTTCTGGAATCATCCCGAGGATGTGATTGCAGGGTTTTTAATTGGTGGTATGAGTGCATGTGTTTGTAGATATATGCTGTAACGTAATTATTTTTAAAGCATCAAAAAATATAAAAGTGTAGTGTGTTGATCAGGCTAGATCAACTACATCACATGTAGTGTTTGGATCAATTGCACCCGCATCAAAATTTTCAAGTGTAATTCCGCCAACGAGTAAATTAATACCAAGTGTTGCCTTTGCAAAGAATGATAGACAGATAAAGATATATTCTCCCCGTATAAATTTGGAAGGTGGATTTTTTAGCTGGTAAAGTTGAGGAATAACAAAGAGTGAAAATTGAATAAACTGTCCCATTATAATAATCCATACCCATGTTGGAGCGGCACATGTTCCTCCTCCACCAAAGAAGGAGTATAGAATAATAAACCATGCAAACAAGTATGGTACATAACCAAGAAAGTGAGGCACCGAACGTTTTAGAAACGTCGACCGTTCCCATGCATCAACTGTGTCTCGTGGACGGTTATATAGTTCGGAAATAAAACCAAATAACATGGTTGACGCGATTAGACCACATACACCAACAATAACAAGAACCGACCGCGCCCCCGTTAAGTATGCAATTGTACAAGACATCAACGACGCAGTAAGGAAGTACTCAATCCACCGCGTTGGAGTAAAACATAGTTCGAGGCATGAAATATACGTTTCGTTTAAGAATGTAGCATTTGCCAAGTGAAAGAATGCAGTAAGTACAAAGAATACTACGGTTAGTGCTGTAATGGGATATCCGCCATGCGATACATAGTATGGGTCGAGTGAAAATCCAGACTCGCTACTATTGTATGTAAATGTTACTTTGGTGTTGTAAATAGGCGGGGCAAGATGAATATTACCAATGGTTCCGGTTACGATTGCAAGGATAAGATGAAGTGTAAACGCAATCATATTGAGCTTAAAAAGGATAGATTGTCTGGTCTTGCTAATTTCTGGCATCAATATACTATTACTTGTATAAAATAATATCCGTATGTTTTCACCATATCGTGATCTTGTTCTAAATAACCATTCTGACATATATCGGTCTCCAATATGTCACTATCATACATGGCACACACTTATGCATACTCCAATCGATGAACTTCTTTTTCCAACTCTCCCGCGTAAATGTGACGTTGGGTACGATATCCCATATTTCAGAAATCAAATTGATGTATTTGATGGATGGAACATGATTCACTTTACATCTTCTAATTGGTGTATTCCAATTACAGTTTGCATTTGTTATCTCATGATGATTGCTGGATTTAAAAAGTACATGGGACCACGTGATGGTGGCCGTGCTCCAATCCAAGCGAAAAAATATATTATTGCGTGGAATTTATTCCTTTCATTTTTTTCGTTTGCTGGTATGTACTATACCGTGCCGTATCATCTTTTTGATGCAGAAAACGGTCTCTTTGCTCAAGGCTATTATTCTGCGGTATGCAACACCGGAGCTTATTATGGAAACGGAAAGGTTGGATTTTTTGTATGGCTATTTATTTATTCCAAGATCTTTGAACTGGTAGACACATTCTTTCTTCTTATTCGAAAGAACCCAGTAATTTTTCTACATTGGTATCATCATCTAACCGTTCTATTGTATTGCTGGCATGCATACTCGGTTCGTATTGGAATCGGTATTTGGTTTGCAACCATGAACTACTCAGTTCATTCCGTGATGTATCTTTATTTTGCAATGACACAATATGGACCAACCACCAAGAAGTTTGCAAAGAAGTTTTCCAAGTTTATCACAACAATTCAGATTTTGCAGATGGTCGTTGGTATTGTTGTTACATTTTCAGCAATGCTGTATGTAACATTTGACGTACCATGTTATACTAGCTTGGCGAATTCCGTACTTGGTCTTATGATGTACGCTTCGTATTTCGTTTTGTTTGTTCAGTTGTATGTGTCACATTACGTTTCCCCAACGCATGTAAAGAAGGATTAGTGTACGCGTATATACATATATAAATATGCACATTAACGATATGTCTGCAAGTGATTATGGACACGTTGATGTTTCGTTTAAAAACGACGCATATGATCTTTATAATGTTAAAATTACAGATGAGCCGGTGTTTAATACGATTAACTCACTTTATGTAATTACCATGGCGAGTTCAACCCGACGTGCTGCACTAATCACGCAGTTAAAGAATGCACGTCTTACAAAAACCGCCAAGATTCTAATTAACCATGGGTACAAGAACGGTAAAAAGGACGGCATTACAAACACAACTGCTGATCTTCTTCATGCCAATAAGATGATTTGTATGCTTGAACAGGAAAATGATAATCCGGTTGTTATTCTTGAAGATGATTGTGAGTTTTGTGCAACACCACAGGAACTTGCGTACGCAGAAGTACTTGCACTAAGTGGCCATGCTGATGGTGTGAGTCTCGGTGCACTAATGCATCTAAGTTGGCCGGGTCCACTTGGTACACTTCGTGTGATTTCGGGTGGTCTAACCCATGCTATGATTTACTCCAAGAAAACGCGTGCGGCACTCATGCGCATGCCATACTCTGTCGGTGCACATGATACCGTTGTGTATACACAAACAAGCATGATTGCACCACGTATGCCACTTGCGGTCCAGCGGCATTCTCGTACAGAAAATAGTCTTACATATGATCCATATGGAATTGCATCTGCAATTCTTTGGACCATAGGTGCGGATCGTTATCCGATCCGCACATACCGTATTTTCCATCTAATTGGTCTGTTTGGTGGTATTGTACCACTTGCATTTATTGCACTCTTACTTTTTGTGTCAATGTGCCTTTTCTGATTTTGTTACGTATATATAAAATGTCAATCTTCTTTATAATTTTATTAGCACTTGCTGGAATGTTTTTATTTTATCTTCTCGGGGGTTACTTGAATATCCGTGATAATCAAGCAATGGCGGAGATGTATGCGTATTCGGGTAACATGTCTGTACGCAACGCTCCAGTTAATGATGTAAACCATGTAAGGCGATAATCGCATCCAATAAGTAAATTGTATTTACTTAGAAAATGGTATATTTTAACCAAAAAACTATTTTGTGTTTATAATATAAACAAGAGAACCTACCCGTAGGTGCTGCGATCGTCATCAACAACCAGAACATCATGTGCTTTCGAAACCCGTGCTTAAACTTCTTCCTTGCGATCATTGTGCTATCGTCGGTGACAACTGCTAGCTGCGTAATTACTTTTCCCGGCATCATGTCAAGTATGTATGGCTATTTAGCTACTCCTCCCCAGCCCACTAACATAATAACTCCTGATTTGCAGGTGAGCGGAAAGGCGGCCGAATATGTTGCAAGCGCGGCTAACACTCGGGCTTCTATCGCTTATTTGCAGGAAATCAGGAATATGATGAAGGATGCTGGGTTTATTAGTGCTAGTCTTTTACTAACATCATGTGTACATCCAATTTTAGGTGTCGGGGTACTCGCAATGACGGTCACTTCTCCAATTACTATACTCCCCCCAACCAATAATGAATGGGAAGTAGTAAGAGAAGTCGACGCATTGCAAGTACCCCAAATTGTTTCACATGAAACTCCCAGTCTTACCGAGTCGTGGTACTGGTAAACCGTATGTTTCAGAGCTTAAAGTTCTGTCAATACTTAGTTCGTTATTGCATACACTCATAGCTGAACTAAACGACAGTGACGACAGCCGCACGGCCGATATTTATGCGCTTTCGCATCATATCATTTTTAACCGAGCTCAGAATCTGGTTTTAACTCATACAAAAAGGGTGGATCGATCACAATTAAATGAGATTGTGAAACACAAACAGCAAATTGACGCAATTCAGCGCAATTATAAAGATGATGATCTTACCACTCGACATGAAGCATGTAAAAAACATCTGAATCTATTCAAGATGGAGTTAGTCGCGCTTCATATTAAAGAAAAAATGAACATTTATGGGTCAATGACTGGAAAAATCTGTATTGCACTACATGACATTACAGATCGTGAGATTACGCTGCATTAGTACTTTTAATAAAATGTAATTTTTTAAAAAGTGTAATATAAAAATAAATGCAGATTTTCGTCAAGACACTTACAGGAAAAATTAAAGGATATTGTAATTAAGATACTACCGGCAAAATTAACCCCTACTTAATAACTGGTTAATACGATCTTTGCATCCGGATCACCATTACGAGCACTTACTGCTGTGTGTATTTGTCTAATTTTTTCCCCTCGTTGCTTTGCGCCTTCGACGAGTTTCTGTTTTCGATCATCATCAATCTTCTTTTCCTTGAGCATCATGACTTCACGTTGTGACTTTTTAATCTGTTCCCATATCTTAACATACTTTCTTGAAATGCATACAAATTTGGGCAAATCAACCTGGGCCTTGTAATGATAAATAACCTTTGTAAGATCTGTAGATTGTACAGTTTGGTCAACTAGAAGCGCACCATAATCTTGTGTAAATGCCATGAACAGTCTCTCAAAGTCATGCCAACTTGGGATGACGCCAAAGAATGCATCATGTAGTCGTCTTCTGTTTGCCACTTGATTCTCTTTTAATGCAACGATAATGTCAATTTGCATACGCATATCGGGTTTTAGTGCCATAGGTGTCTGTAGTGCACATAGAAATGTAATGTATTTGTGTCGTCCGTTCATAAAAAGCTCCTTCATTGGAGCACTATTCATTGATTTTGTATCAAAACCACAATCATCTAACAATAAAAACACAGATCGTGGTTTTTTCCTCGCCATCATTAACTCTTGTTCGTCAAGAAGTGTTTTAATTCGATCCACATCAAATTCTGTAAATATACACCCACGTGGCATAATTTCAGAAAGTGCGTCGGCCATTGGCGTAGTTGTTGTAAATGCAATACCCAAGTCAAACCGATCTCTTAAATTATACATGACGTCTAAAATAAATTTGGACTTTCCGCATGCACGCCTACCGATCGCAGCAAACGTTCCATGACGTTTAAATTGATGGCCAAAGTCATACCGAGTAATTGGAACCGCATCCATGGTTGATATTTACTATATGGATTATAAAAATATTTACGTATATTAAACATGAGTTATCGTTTGTACATTGGACATGCCAAGCATGACAATGGAAAGCTGTGCCCGGGTTCTGAGCAGTGTATGCGAATTATAAACAACAATTCCAACCTTGAAAAAATGGTACGTGTCGAAAACCTCAATACTATTTTGGCAAATGGAAGTCCTGTCCCGCAATGGCTGGACGGCACTCCAGTGCTTGTTTCTGTTGATACAAAGAAGATTTACTATGGTTCATCTGCAATTGATACTCTAAAGGACATACAACCACCCGCCCCAGTTTCGCATCGTAACTCACAAAAACCACCGGGAATTCCCATTTCCGAAGCAAACGTTGATCCATCTACCCTTCAGCAGTTTAGTGCATCTCACGAAGCCGATCCAACTGTGGTTGTTGAACAGCATGATGACATTGAATGGGATCCTGCAGATAAGGCACTCACCGAAACTCGTGGTAAGAAATTTGAGCAGAAAGACCTCGAAAAAATGATGAAGGAACGCGCAGCACGTACCGAGCAACTTGCGGGACCTCGCCCGCCTGGTTCTGATCGTTAAGTATATGTCATGGTTAGTTACAACTCATGTGCTATGTAGACAGTTGCCATATGAAATAATCGATCTAATTCTTACACCTATTTTTTTCGAAAAGGCATGCATATTACAAAAGTATGCGCGAAATATGATGCATTCAAAAATGGAACGATCCGAACGTATTGCGATTCGATATTATGAAACTATTCTTAATAATAGAATAGAACCCGTTGTAATCATTAATGGCAGATGGAGATGGTTATTCAACAAAAATATAGGTTATGATAAACGAGTTGAACATGTGCTCGATAACCCGATCAATAAGTTACCATATAAAAATCCGCCATATGCCACATATTATAAATACCCACGTTCAAAAAAACGAAAACTTCCTGCAATAAATATGAGATTGTATTTTATGGAGTGACATACTTCTTAAGATCCGGATCATATACCATAACGTCTCCATTGGAGTTTTTGGGTTTTGGCCCTGGACGTCCCTTTTTCTTAGGTTTGCCGTCGTCGGGTGGCTTTTTCTTTTTTGGACGCCCAACTGGTCGTGCTGCTTTTCCGTCATTTTTAATTCCCATGTTGTGTGCTCCTCCTTTGCCCTTTCCAATATGTTCGTTCTTGCCGCCCTTTTTGCCCTTTCTTCCTCCGTTTTTGGCTCCTAACCCGGCTTTTTGTCTTCCTGCATCAACTGCGACATTCCATACATCGCCGGCAACGTTTTCTGCGACACCTAGGCCATAGCCACCAACCGCCTTTGCTGCACCTAGTCCGACACCACCGATTGCGCCAACAACGTCTCCGGCTTGCGCTGCCTTGTCATACCAATATTCCCTGCGATCTTGTGTATTATAAGTTGGTCGTTTTCCTTTTTGGAGTGACCGGTTTTCGCGTCTAGGATTAAAATCGTATGCGTAATTGGGCAATCCGATGTTTTCATTGAGTAGAACCTTTGCTTGTAATGCAGATTTGTCATCATTGCATTCATTTAACCGTTGCGCAAGTATATAATTTACATCGATTAAATCATTACGTGCATTGTAAATCAAATTTGCTTCACCGGGAAGCGCCGGGATTGGTGCAGAATATGCCCCTCCAGTGAGTGCAGCGTAGCGTAATGTAATCCATAACGTAAAGAATATCATAATTGAGCTAATAAGTATTGAAAATGGATGTGCTCCATTTAGGACCACAGATGTTAGGATATACGTCACGGTAAAACCAATGATTAAGTATACCCATTTCATAACAATGGATGTTTACTATACTACTTATAAAAAATGGCCGAGTCAGTGGACGATGCCCCCGAACTTATGTATATGTTTGACGAGCAAACAGAGTTGGCTCGGTATTCTTATCCATTAAAAACAGATACACCATTTCGTGAATATCCAAGTACATTTGGCGAAGGATATGTACTTCCACAACATCGTGATAAGTTTTTAACAAAAAAGAATCCAATTCCATATTTTGACGATAACATTGTTATGTACGAAGGTCCGCATGTTTATGTATGCTTTGGTAGAGTTTCATCCGGGTCTGTATCTGGTGTTCTGAAACCATATTTGAAGCCATTTAATGCAACAGATGTCATCATGGGAATGAAACGCAAACATTGGCCACGCTACAATTATGTTCATAATGCACGTGAAGTTTCTGAAGATAATCCAGTGATTGAAAGTGACTCAGTCATTGTACATGACATGGAAACGAACAAAACGACATTTTCCGGATGGTTTGGTGACATTCAAGATGTAAAGGAAACGGAAAAGATTTTCACATATGATAGAGTTATGACCGACAACGAAATTGTACAACGATGGAATGATCCGTCTGCTCGCAATTTGGGTACAGAAGGTCATCTTATGATGGAAAACTTCTTTAATGGAGAAGTAATTTACGGTTCTCCTGAAGTGCATGCTGGTATTCATTTTGTACATGATCAAATGCCAAAAATTGGTGCAAAAGGACGTCGTTGTGAACTTGAGATTTATGGCCCAGAGGAGGATCTTGCAGGATCCATTGACTTTTTAGGTTACTCGGAAAGTACCGACAAGTACTGGATTTTTGACTGGAAGCGCGCTAAAAACCTACAGGAAATCAAGGGATATAATAACATCAAGTTCTTTTCACACGTAACTGAATCTGATGTTGGTAAATACTCATTCCAGTTGGGTATTTACGCATATATCATTCAGAAATATACCGACATGAAGATTGATGGCCTCGCGCTAGTTAGTATCCTTCCCGGTACGAATTGGTGGACATGGTGTCCATACTTAAAGTATGAAGTCGAATACCTTATGCGAAAGCGCCGTGAAACGGTTGCTTTTCGGTTAGCGCTTGCATATGTCCGTCCAGATTTGCCGAGGTGCTGTCATTCTCATGACGTTGCATATGATGCAGTTGTTGATGAAGATGGTAAAATTTGGAACGATAAGGTTCATAAGATCTATGGAAATTCCCCGGCAGTTACGGATTATAAAAGTAAGAATCAAGTATACAACGAATTCAACAAAATCTGTATAATGCAACGATCCGTTGAAGAAGAAAATTTAAAAAAAGTCAAAAAATTTTTAGATATAGTGCCACTAGATGGTGTGCGTGAGTATAAATCGTGTTATGATTTTTAATTTTTTAATGTTTTATCATTCCGAATCAGAGTCGCCCCAGTCGAAAGTTCTAGCATCATAACCCAGGCTCTGATGTTGTGCTTCACCGCGCCATGGTTCACTTGATGATGGTTCACTTGATGATGCTTCACCGTGCCATGGTTGACTCGATGATGCTGCCACTGGCCATGGTTCACTTGATGATGCGGCCACTGGCCATGGTTGACTCGATGATGCTGCCACTGGCCATGGTTCACTTGATGTACGTTTTCTTTTACTTCCTCCCGATAAACGTCTTGGAGTACCTGGATTTGAAACACCATTAGATAGACTTGCTCCACTACCTCGTCTGCTTCCAGCATTACTTACAACGACTGGTATCGGCGGCATTGATTGCATTTGTGGAGCCTGGATGGCCGGCATGGTAGGCGCAAGTACTGGTGCTGTGGGTGCTACTGGTGCTGGTATATCTAAATTATCAGCATCATACAAAGAATCCAATACCGCTGGATCAACATGCTTTAGTGTATCGTTATTTAATACCAAAAGTGAGTTTACCAAATTATGATCATTTGCTTCTTCCCCATATTCCAACAATCTACCGATTGTAGCATCCTTGGCTCGACTTGCGCCACGTTTAATATTATTTAACAAATAATCCTGAAGTGTTTCACGTACAATATCTGCATATCCCTCTAACTCAAGTGGAACTGCACATACTGGGAACGATGTGTTATTTGGCAATGGAATATGAAATATGGTGGAACGTTTACCTGGAACGGTTATATTTGGGTTATTATTTTTTTGAATTGTTTTTAACAGTGTCTCATTCCCAGTTTTTGCCAATCCTTCAAATCGTGATTTGTCAGTACTACGAACTTCTTCCTGGAGACTAATTGGAGTGAAATATCGGGTATTTTGCCCAAGATTAACAGATCCATCCTGATTTAACCCTCTGAAATAGATTTTACCATCATCTTCGCCTCTGACTTTCATTGCCTTCCATAGACTTGACACGGCTATCAGAGAGACTGGATTTGGTGGTCGTCCCTTTTTATCATGACGACGAAGCTCCATTTCTTCGGTAGTTCTAAATGGCCGGTCTCTGTATGGATCAGCAAGGAAGAATTTTAGAGTATCAAAATCAGTCTCATATAGACCAGTTTTTTGATTAAGAGTTGGTATATTTAGTTGCTTTTTTGACATAGTACTAGCTTTTTTTCCTTCTTGGAAGTATCTACTTCCTATCCCAAAAGAACCACGAACCGAACCAGCCGATGGAAGACCTCTATAAAATGTCTCGTCATTGGTGGGTCTATTCAATATTGGAAAGTTTTTAAATACAGACGCGGGTGGTGCAGCCATGATCTTTATAATATATGACATAAAAAATTATGTTGTAAATATAAAATGTCAACGTGTTTTGATACACATTTATCAATACTAGTTGTTATGCTAGTGATTCAAGCAACACTTGTTGTGCGATCTAGTAAAAACTAATCTCTAAAGAATGGTGGCATTGGAATAGCATTAAATGCCCACCACGCTGGATTAAATCTAGTTTCATCTAACCATAGTACATTCCATTCCCCACATGCAAACCCGCGAACCCTGGGATCTCTGCGAAACCATGAATTTTTTACGGTAATAAAATCATGGTATGTATTATATGGTGTTTGGTGTACTGTGATGCGATGTTTATTCTGCATAATAATTTCGCGTTCATACCTAACCGGATGTCGATTTGATAAACTTCCAAAATTCATACCAAATGTATGAATATGGTGTTTTGATTGGTCAAGTGAACCAAGTAGAACGATACCGCCGGATGAAATACGTTCTGGATGATATACTTTTCCATACTTTTCCATCGTACGAATAGCATGTTCTGGAAACGCGCTTAATTTTGTCGTATATGATGTAGTTGTATTGTAGTATTCTACATCTGTGATATCGGCAAATAGCATTTCAACAGAATGTGCGTCGTTAATACGATCACATTGGCATCGCTTTGATAGTTCATGACTCCATGGATTATATAACGTATCGAGAATATGTGATACCTGATTTGGTGGTTGTAGACCATGGAAGTCACCGATTCCCATAGATGGTGCCGAATTGTCCTTAATTTTTCGAACAAACAAGTTTCCAACTGGTTCAGTTGGATGCAATGTACTCATTCCATTAAATCGGTGAATTTGTGTATGATTTAATGTCATAATAATACCACGTTGTGCCATTGTTATAGGACCATTACCAATGACAACAATGTCAGACTCGGTAATATTATGTTTATAATTTGGTACAATTGGTTCAATGTCATCCAAATAATGACCTTTTGCAATATTGGAAATGAATGGTCCCCAGAAAATTAGATTAAGGGTAATTGGCATAAGTATAATAATATAGCACTGTCTTAGAATTTTGCGACGTAAGTTAAAGGAATGTTGTGTACTTACTGTATAAATGCCATGTATGATAGAACTACAAAATAGCGCAAAGTAAAATAAGATTGCTGTATTTGTATAATGCCACGGAAGATACCCATTGTTATGTTTACAATTTGTGATTGCACATCCTGCAATATCTAGTGTAATAAAGAATGCCCATCCGAAAAATATAACAAACCACCAACTGATAGAGTATGTTATGATATTATAAGTATCGTACCTGAGTCGGTTATAAAATGACTCTTGTGTAACAAGTGTCATATCTTTATATCTAGGATATATAAACATACAAATAATCAGATTGTATTTTTGTATCCCACTAGGTAACAATGTCTATATGTAAGATCACCAATGATGGCATCACTATCATAAATGATATGGATGTGAATAAGTTACATAAAAGAGAAGAAGTTGTAATTCAACCAAATATGTCTACATTTCGGATTTGTCTATATACTCCAGACAAACCCGGTACAAAAGTGAAGCAATCGTCTCTGCTCGATTATGATTTACCTCCTCCATTTGACAACTACTTGTATAATGCACCTGTTTATATGCAGTTTAATGGCGGCGTTGTTTCGTCAGTTGATCAGGCGAAAAAACTACTGAAGTTGTTAGGTGAAATTTTTGTACATACGGATGAAAGTTCAACTGAGCCAACTGAAATTGTGTATGAAAAAATAGAGAACACCGAGTCTGACGACGACGACGACGTACCAGAAGAATATTATGATCACAACGAAGAATCCGATAATGAGATTGATGAAGATGTAGTATACTCAGATGAGGATGATGATGATGAATCCAAAATAGAAGATGGTAGTACAATTGGCGGAGATGACAGTTCTCTAAAATAGGACACAAATCAGATTACTAGTTCGGAACGTATAAAGTATATGTATAATGATCCCTGTACATGGTTTATCAACAAATTCTAAAGCTGTCAAAAAGGTAAACTTTTCTGTATATGGTTCGGATACAATCCGTAAAAATTCGGTTACGCGAGTTGATGAGATTGCATTATATACCCGCGGAATCCCGACTCACAATGGAGTAAACTCCCTTGCGATGGGATCGTCGGATCGCCGCATTCGTTGCACAACTTGCAATGAACTGATGCAAAAGTGCCCCGGTCACCATGGTGAAATTCGTCTCCCGCTTCCAGTATATCAGGCATTGTATATCGATCACACCTTAAAAGTCCTGCGGTCGGTTTGCTTTTTTTGTTCCGAGATTTGTCTTTCTGACGAAGACAAGGCATCTTTGATTGAAAAGTATTCTGATGACAAGACACGTTTTAATCATACGTACGCAATTGCACGTACTCGCAAAAAGTGCCCGCATTGCAAGGGGATTCGTCCAAGTTATGTTCGTTGTCCACTTGGGATCAAAACGGAATGGGTCGATACGAGTTTTGATACCGAAGAAGAACAAGAATATGCAATGCAAAAATTTACCCCTGCACTTGCATACTCAATTCTAAACAATATTAATGTTATTGATGCTAATAACTTTTTCGGAAAGGGCCTTCATCCGCGTGATCTAATTGCTACAAGTGTGCTTGTTCCACCACCAATCATTCGGCCTGCAATCTCCACTGCCGAGGGATCTCGTACAAAGGGCCAGGACGACATTACTCTTCGTCTACAAGAAATCAATCGGCGCAGCAATGAACTTCGACTGTGTATGAACAAGCAAGAAGATTCGGGACTTCCGATAATGTTATGTGACGTTAACAAAGTACTTCCACGTAAAACCGACACTGTGTCATTTAACGTAAATGACAGTCTTTTAAACGTGGACGCACTTACGCCAGATTTAATTGATCGATGGAACCGTCTACAGGCCGATGTATTTGGTTTAGTGAATCCCGCTGCGATTCGCGGCGGTTTGCCCGCATCTATCGCAAATAATAATCGCAACGGTGCAAACGGCAAGTACATTATCGATCGAATCAAGGGTAAAAATGGTCGCTTTCGCAACTGTCTTATGGGAAAGCGTGTCAACTTTAGCGGTCGGTCGGTAATTACACCAGATTCAACCATTGATGTTGATCAACTTGGAGTGCCATATGAAATTGCAATGGTATTGACTGTGCCCGAAAAGGTTACACCAAGCAATATTGCTGATCTTCGTTCGCGCATTTTAAATGGACCAGCTGAACTTGTCGGTGCACAATCCGTAATAAACACCGAAGGTGACCTTATTTCTCTAAAGTCATGTAAGAATCGCAAAGATATTGTCCTTCGAATTGGTTGGGTCGTTGAGCGTCATTTAAAGAATGGAGATTGGGTTATTTTTAACCGCCAACCGACACTTCATCGCATGGGATTCAATGGTCACCGCGTCGTTCTTACAAAGGGAAAGACGTTTCGTCTTAATCTATCCGTGTGTGCGGTATATAATGCAGATTTCGATGGTGACGAGATGAATATCCACGTATGTCAGTCTGCGTGTGCGACGTCAGAAGTATCGACATTGATGGCAATTAATCGCAACATCATTAGTGCACAAAACAACAAACCTTGTTTCGGCATTGTACAAGATTCTCTTGTTGGTGCATGGCTCATGACTGATCCTGGCGTGTTTCTTACACGCGCGGATATGCTTCGATTCAGCATTTATGTCAAGTTTGCAAACAATGGAACCGCCACACTCCCGCCTCCTGCAATTTCCAAGCCAAATGAAATGTGGACAGGTGCACAGTTGATTTCACTTGTCTTCCCACATACTCTAATGTACCAAAAGGGATCCATGTCCGGTATCGCATCGTATGAAACAAAGGATCTGTTGATCCAAAACGGGCAGATTCTGTTTGGACGCTTGTCCAAGTCTACACTCGGCGCTACGGCGGGGGCAATTTCTGACATTATTCATCATGAACATGGTGGTCCAAAGAAGGCGGTTGAATTTCTAAGTGACGTACAACGCGTTGTAAATCAATGGCTGTTGTACAAGAGTTCGTTTTCCATTGGTGCATCGGATTGCGTAACAAACGAAAAAAGTCACACTGAAGTAGTTGACTGTATCAAGTCTGCGGTTAATAATTCAAAAATGATTCTAACATCCAAAGTACCAAAGTCACTCAAGGAAATGGCGGAGGGTGCAACGACTCGGATTCTTTCCGATGTTATCATGAAAACCGCAACAATCATTAAAAACAATGCATCGACCGATAATTCTATTATCACGTGCGTAACTGCAGGGTCAAAGGGATCTCCTCTAAATATTGCACAGGTGTGTGGTCAGGTTGGTCAGCAGATTGTTGGAGGCGAACGTATTTTGAATGGTACGTCTGGTCGTACCTTGCCATGTTTCAAACACGGCGAGCATGCGACTGTAAACGCAAACGGTTACATTCAGAATTCATTTATGCTTGGGTTACAGCCAACCGAGTTTTTCTTTTCTGCAATGTCCGGTCGCGAAGGTCTCGTCGACACTGCAGTAAAGACAGCAAACAGTGGCTACATACAGCGGTGCCTTGTAAAGGCAAGCGAGGACAATCAGTGTCATTATGACGGAACGGTACGCAATGCACAAGGAATGATTGTACAGTTCAAATATTCTGATAACTTTGATCCATGTAAGGTTGAACGTATTAAAGTTGCTCCACTGTTGATGACACTGGATGAAATTAAGCGCAATGTCGGAAATATGGAATGCGAAATTATCATGAACTTTCGCGAAAAATCACAGAAACTTCTATATCAGCCAAATAAACCACTACATGATCTTGTACTACTTCCAATTAACATCACACGAATGTTTGAAAGTACAACGTGGAATCGCGAAACGCCTCATGGATTGGATGAAACGACACTACTTGCAAAGGTATCCACTACTGTGTCGGAGATTACTAAGAAACATTCGGCATGCAAATACATTATCCCTCTATATATTCATTGGTCTATGCGTCTTTCAAATATTCCAATGAACCTTGATGTGGATGCATTTTTGCGTGAAGTAAAACATCGTTGCTTGTCATCCGTTGTTGCGGGCGGTGACGCGGTTGGAAATACCGCTGCACTCAGTATTGGCGAACCTTCGACACAAATGACTCTCAATAGTTTTCATACGGCGGGAACAAGTCACGCTGGAGTAACCATGGGCATCCCGCGCCTCAAGGAGGTAATGGGTTATTCTAAGCAACTTCGTACGCCACAAACAACTCTTGAGTTTCCCAACAAGACGCCAGAAGAGTTAAAGGCAATTGCTGCCAAACTAACGCGACTAACTCTTTATCAGGTTACTGAAAATATGAATGTTGTTCTTGAACCACCTGGTGTAATTGACGAATCGTACCAAGAAGATGTTAAATTTGCATTAAAGATGGATACATATTTCGCACCAGACTTGTCGGATCCGTCAATGCACGTTGGTGTACTCGAACTCAATAAGCATCTTTTGAATGATTACAACCTTACTCCAGCAAAGATTGCCCCCATGATCAAGTCACTTGCTCATAATATTATCGAAACTGACGTACATGTATCGTATTCGGAAGTTAATACGATCGAATGGTGGGTTCGTATTCGTATTTTGGACGTATCAAAACATTTCCCCGATGTGATTTCTAATCGGGAAATGTGCGAACGCGGAACTGTACTTCGATTTATAAAGCTTCTGTGTCACGAAATTAAACTCGGCGGCTTTAATGGAATTGAAGCGGCAGCCGTTGACAAAATCGAACGATGGAATGGTGAATCGAACGAAATGGTAAACATTATTCAAACTCGTTCTACAATTCTTCATCGTGCATATGCAATTCCAGGTGTAGATTGGTCGCGTGTCATGACAAACGACATTCATAATGTTGTAAATACACTTGGTATTGACGCCGCACTCACTGTGATTTTCAACGAGCTCAACTCGACATTAACCGCAGACGGATCATACATTGATCCACGACACATCGAACTTACTGCAAATACCATGACACTCCGGGGATATGTCATGCCACTAAACCGTCATGGTTTGAATAATATCAAGACTGGACCTCTAACTCGATCTTCATTTGAAGAAACAAGTGAAGTGTTAAAGGACGCTGCGATTTTTGCAGAATCGGAAGATGTAAGTGGATCAATCTCCGCGTCAATCATGATGGGACAATTATCTGCAATCGGAACTGGTCGGTTTGAAGTTCGCATTCCAAAACCGGAATCTGTTTCCGTAAAGGAAAACTCTCGAATCATTAAAACAAAGGGCACTGCAACACTAAATCGAAATAAGGAAGACACGTGGTTTATCCCACGCGAGTCTGCATCATTCAAAGAAAGGATCCCATACATGCCATATAGTCCTAAACGTTAGATATTGTATAGTGTATAATATAATGAAGCTGTTTCTAGTTATTACATTCCTTACAAAAGTATGCGTATGTTTACTCCCATTAAGAATCCATCGTATACAAATCTTCAACTTGCACGTGCAATGACATTTAATAAAATTATTGCACCTGCACTAGAAAATTCATCTTATAAGAAGTTTCGTCATGCGATGAATAATTATGGTCTCACTTATAGTGATACGTCATGTACAGTTGGGCAATGTATTCCTGCAAGTAAGGGCGGTGCAAATCTTGGTTACAATCTATTCGCTCAATTCGAAGACGACAATCGTAAGCTTGGGGCAAAAAAAGTAAATTGTGGAGAACTATTTTATTATTATAGAACCGGACCACCGTGTACATGTACAACCGAAGATGGTGAAGTTGATGACGAATGTCCACTTTGGATGGAACATTAAACGACTGTCATAAACGGATTGTTTGTATTTCTCGTATCAGTTGTTTGCATGTCTGCCAAGTTTACAACTCGCGATGTAGATTGCGTGAGTGGTGTCCTTGGTGTAATTGGTTGTACGATTCCATTATAGTCTGGTGGTATGATCGTTAAATTAGAAGCGGATTGGGTCCCAAGTGGCGGTATTGTATTATAAACGGTTGGCATTTCTACATCTTGTGGAGCAGGTTGTATCACGGGACGTGGCGGATTTTTCTTCTTGCAGAAGAAAACGTATGCAGCCAGAAGAATGCCACTAAGAAACATAATTGGTACAATTACATCAATTGCATAGACATGATAAATTTCATCAGGCGACGGTGGCGGAAAACTTGGTGGTGGGGTACTTGGAACTGGTGGAGATGGTGAAGTCGATGGTGGTGGAGATGGTGAAGTCGAAGGTGGTGGGGATGGTGAAGTCGAAGGTGGAGGGGATGGTGAAGTCGAAGGTGGAGGGGATGGTGAAGTCGAAGG